GCCTATCTTGATTAAAATAGCATTTCTACCCAATCCCCTTTCCACCGGTTCATCATGAGTTTGATCAAGTCATTTGGGCATTCTGGCAAGAGCAAGAAGAAAGAGGAAATGAAGAAGCTGGAGGATAGAAGAATCCAGCAGGAGAAGATGTTCAAACAGGTTGAAGACAAGTTGAAGAGGGAAGTTGAAGAGCTTAAAAGGGCAGAAGAAGCAAGAGCACAGAAGGAGGAGGAGGATAGAATGGGAAAAGAAGCAGCAAGGCTAGCTCAAGATGATGAAAGATTGAAGGAGGAGAAGATCTGGAGAGAAGAGAATGAAAGAAGGAGAGGGGCTATAATGGATGTTGCAGAATCCTCAGCTCAGGTGGTGGACTTTAGCCAGGGCACAATGGGGCTTGTGGACAGATTAGAAGCACATCCTGCAGGGAAGATGTTGAAAAACACTGTTATATCTAATGAGCCTCCTCCAGACAGAGAGCTCAACATTATGAGACTGAGAACCTTCAAACCTCAGAATGACTTTGCCAAGATGACTCTGCATGATGTCCCTCCTGTTGAACTAATGTCAGAGTTTGCAGAGTTCCCCATCACACAGGCAATGACCGACACTCAGTTCAATGAGTTGAAGGATTACATTTTAGTAAGTGATGTGTTCTTCCATTTCATTCCCATGGACTCCTTCTATTCTAAATCATCACCTGTGACCTTCCAGATCAATGATTTCAGAAAGATTGACAACACTTGCATGAGAAGGTATCCTCTTAGCAACACAGGTGGATACAACATCTTAATGTCTCTAGATTATTGTGTTGCAAAGAAAGATCTTCATCATCTTTCGTATTCTGTGTCTACTACACTCAACACTTTCAGGAAGGGAGCATCTTGGGGGGCTGTGAAAGTTGTGCTGACTGTTTCACACATGGACTTCCCTGTAAAATCCAATATCCAGGAGACAATGGGTGTGCTACATTTAGCAGACTCGGATTTGAAAGAGTACATATCTGATCCTAGACACTCAGATGGATACATTACCCCTCAAGCACTAAATCTTCTCAGAAGTCATTATAAAAGAGGGGAAATAGAGAATATTAACAAACCAAGAGATGATAAGGTGGAAATCAATACTGCCCAGACAGTGGTAGGAGGAGGTGAGCAATCAACTGATGTCAGGGATCTGATGTTTAACATGAGGAATGCTGCTCTTGAACAAGAAAGACAAAGGAATGCTCATTCCATGCCTGTCAAGAGTGCACTTAGGTCTTCAGGACATAGAAGGGTAAACACAGTTGATGATGATGATAGCATGAATGGTGCTAACAATCTAGCTGATGTCCCAGTGGGTTATGATCCTACAGACAATGAGTCAGAAGAGACTGTGGAGATGCCAAGGAGACAAGACTCCCCTCCCAGAGGTGTCAGAGGTGTTAGCTTTGGCTAGAAGGTTAAAGCATTAGTGGAGAATAGAAAAGTTCTAACATAATGAGACACTGTTCGGAGTGTTGAAGCAATTAGGATCATGCAATAACTGAAATGATCCCCCCCCCAACATGACCTTCTAATAAGGTCATGTTGGGAGGGTTCCTATTTACCAGATTGGTAACATATCCAAGGGAAACTGAGGCAGTGGTGAGAACTCAGAAATGAAATAACATAGAGGCATGTATATGAAAGAAACAGAATCAATCAGTCACGTACCAGGAATAAATTCATGAAGAGACATCAATGGGGAAACAAACAGTGAATTCATGAGGTCATTACATGTTTTTTTAGTTGTTTCTGTGAAGTGCAACATTATCCTGTAGTGAAAGCTGTCAGATCACTCTTGAACTCTTCTTCTGTTGGCAGAGATGATGAAATCTTCAGAAGATCTCTAAATGTCTTCACAATCTCTGATATATCAGAATAGTAGTTTTCCACAAGCAGCTCTGCAATCATGCTCCTTTTCATCTTTTGGTCAGGGACAGGAGAGGTGGAAGCAACTAGAATGTAATCCCACTGATTTCCATAGGCATCTTGAGGGCTCATGACATCTTCAGTCTTCTTCACCTTTCTCTTCTTCTTTTCTCCTTCATGAACAACAATGAGTTGATCACAGCTGTAAGCACAGACTGCTTCCAGGAGGAAAGTCCTAGTCCTATCAGCTAGTTTCTCGTCACAAAGACTTGCAAAAGCTGAGACTCTCATGAACCAAGGCAGGTTGGATGTTGAGAAAGGTGCTCCAGGAAAACTCTTGGGTTTCAGCACCATGGCAGCTCGACAAGTCAGCACAGGGAAGGAGTTTGCCACTCGAGGGAAAGTTAAGTCATCTGAAGGCCTCCCTGCTCCAGTGCTTCCAGTAGTCATTTTATATTTAGACTTCAGATACCCAAGAGCAAGTCTACCAGTGGCAGACCTTCTCCCTATGGACTTGTTCTGCAAATTTCCCATGACTACATTGGCACAGATCATCATGATCACATCTGTCTTGAGAGTCTCTCTAGATTCATCTTTGATCTTCTTCACATTGATATAGTAGTCATTAACTATGAGAAGTTTTTTAATGATGGCCCTTGGATCAAATCCCATGAAGTCAAACAAGGAAGATATAAGGGACAAGATGTCGTCAGTTTTAATGACCTCCATGCTAGAGGTGAAATCTTGAATTTCTTTTTGAGAAATCTCCTCCATAGCTTTCACCATAGACTTTTCAGTCATGTCTAAGGTGATGACATCCCTGGTCTTTCCCCCAATCTCCAGAGTCCCTTGAGTGATAAGTGCCCCTGTGTTAGACATGATTGCTAGTCGAAAGCTAGTAGTGAAACAGGGTGTGGGTCTTTGTGCTCTTGTAATCAAAGTATCAAGCTAGACGTAATCTGTAATTTAGTCAAAG